AACTTGCCACTCATGTCGTTTACACGGTCAAAGAAAGCCCACTGAATTTCTGCTTCGATTTTTACTGGTTTAATTTCCATTTTAAAACTCCTTATCTACTACGGTTTATGAATACTGCAAACAACATTGTACCACAACTACTGCAAGGTTTGGGTATAGGGATTAAGACTTTCTTCTAATGTCCCATCTTCTATATCCAACACTGCATCCTTTAATAAATCGTAAGTTTCCTTTAAATCAAAGCTAGAACTTAGCGAATAAGTACCATCTTTGTAGGCAGAGACAGCCACCATCCCAAGCAAGTTCTCGTCTTTTTCTTCTATCATTTTAGTGGCTTTCGCTCCAGTTAGTTCCTACATGATATTCAGCATCCATTGGACACCGTGTTTTTAAAACCACCCCCGCAGTCCTTGCCGCTTCGACACAGATTTGTCCAACGACTTCAGCGTCGGATTTCGAGGTTTCAATCTGTATCTCATCGTGTACCCATGCAACAAGTCTATAAGGTATCTTGCGCCCCCGCAGCGTTTTTCTGACTTCGATGAGCCACTGCTTGGAGACAATAGCTCCTGCGCCTTGTAGGAGTGTATTGACCGCCGAATGTGCGGAGCGTATATTAAGTCTCCTACCGTCAAGACCCGGAATAGTCCCTTTCTCAGACATCCTTTCAATCTTGTCACGAAGACTTTTGAGTTTTGGCATCGCTTTGAGATACCGATTAATAACTGCTTGTCCTTCTTGCGCTGAACAATTAAGAATCTGACCAATCTTTGCGCCACCTGCCCCGTAAAGAAATGCGAATCCAAAACGCTTTGCTTCTGCTCTAGTGGAAAGACCAGCCGCTTGCCTGTTTTTCTCATGGATGTCTCCTGATAATAATGTATTGGTGTAATCTTCATCGTGCATATAATGAGCAAGACAGCGCAGTTCAAGCTGTGCTAAGTCAACACCTACTAACGCATTGCCTTCGTCAACCGTCCACAGCGAACGACACTCCTTGCCATACACTGCGTCCATGTTTGGCACTTGCGCCATATTAGGCGACATATGCGTTGCACGTCCGCTAATAGCGCCGTTGGTGATTACACGACCATGAACCCTACCATCGCTACCAACTGCTTTTATCCACGAATCTACCTGAGCGATTCGCTTCTGTAGCATCATGTATTCTGCGAGGGTTTTGGCTTCCGGGTAGTCGAGACTGGCGAGGACTTCTTCGTCGACGATGACGCTACCTTTTTCGGTACGCTTTTTTGGTTTCCAACCCTTTTCTTGAAGTCGCTCTGCAATTTGCTGGCGGCTGCCGGGGTTGAATGGCGTGACGATGTCGTTGAGTGGCTTCCCACTTGTTTTATGTGTTCTGCCACTGATGACGACGGGCGGAAAGATGGTTTCCATTTCAACTTGAATAATGTCCAGTTTAGTCTTAAGTTCAGATAGTAAGCATAGAGCCTTAGGCATATCCAACTTGAAACCGTTTCGCTCTTGTTCAGCAATGATAATTGCGACTTGGTGTTCGAGCGTGATACTTTCTTTTGAGAAACCATTTTCCATCTCCTTCGTTAAATGTTTATACAGTTCTGCTGTTACTTTTGTATCTTGAATACAGTATTGCAACATCTCGTCGGTAAGACCGCCGTCAAAGTCTGTGAAGTCGCCCTTCGGAAAACCTAGACGATTACCCCAAGCAGCAAGGCTGTGTCCGTCTTCTAGGCTAGGATTGTACAGCCGTGACAACACTAGCGTATCAACTACTTGTGACTTTTTTACCTGTATTCCCCAAACTTTCTTGAGTACAGGGAAATCAAAGAAGATGCCGTTGTGAGTAACAATGCTGTCGCAGTTGTTTATAAAGTCTTGCAGTGACGCTGGTTGCACAAAGGTAGATACAACATCCTTGTCAATGTCACGACACACAACACACCAGATTTTATCGTGGGTGCTGTTGGTTTCAATGTCAAGGACTATACGCATACGTTAATCATTTTAACTAAACTTTGCAGATTAAGCAAATACAATCGTGAAGTGTTGTTATCACCGCCACTCACAATCCTTGGCATAGTCTGAATAATATAATTTCTAAGTATCTTAGTCGGGATTACCAAAGTCATCACAATATCATTACCAAGTGCAAGGTTATGAAACCAGTACTCTGCCTCGGTGGTAGCAATGCCGCTAGGCTTACCACGGCTCTCAAACTCGATTACGATGTTGCCGGTAGACTTCCATTTCTCTCGCTCAGTCTTTACTTCTATCTTGCTGTGCTGCAACATATCCGCAACCTTCTTCTCAAACACTTGTCCGTACTGTAAGTCAATATCAAACTTCTTATCGTTGTTCATAAGCATAATTTTATCAAGCCTCCTAAGTACATCGCTACTGCCACAAACTCAACCGTGAACAAGGCATAGTCCTTCTGCTGCACTCCTGACCAAGCCCATAATCCACTACCAATCAAACCAAACCACAGGTTTAATGGAAAGATGTTCAGGCTGGTCAAGCCAATACCAATCAGACAGAGGATAGTCCCGGTCCATTTCATGACTTCTTCTTAACCGTTTTCTTCTTGATTACAAGAGGTTCTTCTGTCACTTCTGGCATTGGTCGTGGTTCTTCAAACATTGCAGCAAGTAACTCTCGAATCTCCGGCTCAAGCAATGTAAACGACTTACCATTGTTCATGTGGACATCCCGGTCAATGATGTAAGTTACATTCATTGTTTCAATGATGAGGTTATTTATCTTGACTAGCATTGGTTTCAATCCTTTTCAGTTCGTGTTCAATCATCTTCTGTGCGTTGCTGAGTGCCTTAATCAGTTGATTACAGTCTTCAACATGGTAATCCGCTACAACATCAGTGCCTAATACTTTGTAAGCCTCTAGCGTATCCCGAATGAGATGCTTGAGTGTAGTTGTGAACTGCACTGGCTCATCGGCATCACCAAAGAAGAAACCGTAATCCACTGCACCGTTCTCGGCAATCCATACAAAGCCATCTACTTTTACGTTCTTACTCATTTTCCTTTACACCTTTCAGTTTCAATACGCTCTAACACTTTTAACTTTTCTTCATCAGTCATCTTGTACCAAGTACTGATTTCCTCTTTGTTTCTACCACAATCGTTACAACTCATAATCGTGATGTCGTAGGTACATTTACCAATACATGGCGATTTTACCATCTCTGTTTTCCATTTCCAAAAGTTGTTCCAGTTCTGTAAGTGTAGTGGCGGACATTTCCAAACCATATCATTTATCTTCTGTCTCCAACGGGACATCTTGCCAATCCGACCACTGCCAACTTTTCCAACCGTCTGTCTGAAAACCACATAACGTAAGTTTTCTGTACTGCAATACCTTTATCTTACGCACATATGCTGTGTAGGTATCTACTTGATTACGTTCATCACGCTCTACAAATCTAAGTTCTATATCTTTCATTTCTCACTCGCTTTCTTAGTATTGCTCTAGCAAATTCAATCCAGCCTTCATTGGAATCAATAAGATTTGTAACTGCATTGCCTATTTCTATTATTTCCTCATCTGTTAGTGTCTTTGCTGGATGGGTGTAGAGTGGAATATCGTTAGCCCATTTCTTTTCATTAGAAATTATTGTTTTGTCGTTTGCATCCATCCACGCTACTGGTTCATTGTTCATTTCTCACTCCCCGATAACTTACGCATCTTAGCTAACACTTCAGCTAAAGGTTCTGTCATCATGCACCTGCAGCTACTGATTGTTATAGGTGCAAACACTCTGCCACTATCCGATTCTTCCCTTATGTCTAAAAAGTCTTGAAAGAAACTACGCACAGTGGCTTTTAGTTCCGCTATTTCCTCTGCTTGCTGGCGAAGTAGTTTTACAGCTGCTTTAACCTCACGATACCTAAACCCCTTTGTATCCATTGCGTCCGCTAATTCGTAGGCATTTAGTACTCTACCTTTAATGCTCTCTTTATGTGCATCATAATCGTTCATTTTCCCTCCGCAATAAACTTGTCCACAGCGACATCAATCTCATCGCCAATCATCCAGCGCCATTCCGACATATCACCATTACAGGCTATAACCGATGGTGCAACAATCTTGGGGTCAATATCCCATGAGGCACTCTTGAGCCAGCGATAACGCTCTGCATCAGCATAGACATCACGGTTATCTTGAATACGACCAAAGACATCCCGATTAAGGGTGCGTAGCCGGTCAATTTCCAAGCACAAGGCATTAATGTAGTTACGAGTAACAGAGTATTCGTCTGTCTTGGCATACTGCCGTGCTTTTTCTACTAAGTCGTTGTTCATTTCTTTTCCTTTCTTGCTTCCATCATTGCGTCAGCCATTACATAGGCGCCTTTTGCATATACACCGGCAACTACATCATCTCTACTATCGGGATGCGTAATCATTGCTTGCATAGCTTTAGCCGCAAAGTAATCACGCAATTCCATGCCACCCTCTATGATTTGGGGGTAGCGTTCGCTTTGTGATGTTGGAAATGCTTTCATAGTGTGTCCTTAATTTCTAACATTCGTCCAGTACTGCCATTATACAGGATACTTCCAGCATTGCCTGTAAAGCCGGAATAACGATTTTTTAAAACCCTAACATTAGTGGTGTTACGTTCAATCGGGTCAAGCGCCTGTCCATTGCGTTCTAAACCGATTACGATGTCAGATAACTGTGCGATAGCACCTGAACCACGCAACTGTGCCAAGGATGTAGAAGCGCCCTCCTCATGACCTTTATCGCTTGGACGTTTCAAATGACTAACGCAGATTAACGATATACCAGTCTCTTGAACCAACATACGGAGCTTCGTCATAATAGCATCGAGAGCTTTCCGTTCATCGCCAACATCACCGCCGCTAATGATAATACTAATGTGGTCCAGCACAATATAACCACAGCCAAGACCTTTTGCCATGTAGCGCACTCGATTGACAATATTTTCCAAAGAAGTGCTACCAAAATGGTCAAACAGGTAAATACGGTCACTTCCCAAAGTTCTATCAAAAGCATCTTTCAGTTCCTCCGGTGATATTTCTACATCAGGTAAATGGATTGGTTTATTTACTGCTAACGACATCAAAGACCGAGCTGTTTTGCGTACTCCTTCTTCAAGAAACATAAGTCCGATGTTGTCATTGGTTTTGCAGAGGATGTGCCATACAATCTCTCTAAGAAACTGAGACTTTCCAAGTCCGCTTCCGGCTGTGACCATGACCAGTTCACCCTTCCTGATTCCGTAGGTGAGTTTATTGAGTTCTTCGTATGGATAATCACAATCAGCTTTCTCGATAGGAGCTGACACCATATCCCAGAGGGTATTACCTTGAATAATTCCATCAGGGACATAAGCCTCAGCACCCCACCAACAATCAATAAATTCTTTGCCTGAACCATTCGCCAAATAATCACACGCATCTTTGTATCCTTTCTTATGCTTCATTACCTTGACTTTGCCACCAAACAGTTCAGCGACAGCCTGTGATGCCTTCTGTCCGGCTTCGTCCGCATCAAACGCTATAACGATATTCTCGAATGAATCAATCCATTCATACTGTGCTTTACAGTCCTTTAGGGCTGCTGCTGCGCCGTTTCTAACGCTAACGCATGGATATTTACTGCCTTGCATTTGGTACGCTGCCATAGCATCTAGTTCACCTTCACAGATAGTCAAGTAGCGACCTGCTTTAGCAAACAACTGCTGTCCGAACAGCGTAGCGCCATTAAAGTCCCCGGAAATGCTGAATTGCTTATTTGCTACATCCCTAGTCTTAACTGCCGCTAGTGTGCCGTCAGCATCATAGAATGGGTAATAATGCTTACCAGTTGATTGTTTAACGCCGTAGGTCAGGCAAGTAGCCGAAGTAATACCACGGTCAGAGATACTAGAATTAGTAGCAGAGTCATAAAATTGTATATCCTTGTTCATTGGTTTAACTGCCTTCATTGTTGTTGTTTCACCATTGCTGGCTGTGTAGGTTTCACACTTAAAGCAATGTGTATGACCATCGTCATATAGCGCATTAGCATTTGAACTGCCACAATTCTCACACGGTAGGTGCTTTACGAATTTAGATTGAGTCATTAAAACTCTACCCCATCACCTACTTCAATATCCTGCACTTCCCCTTCTTTGTGTATATCTTCAATGCTCATGTTCTCAGCCATCACATAGCAGTCAAATCGACTATTGCCATAAGTCGTGACTTTGTATGTCACCGTGACTGTGAATGTCATATCCACTTCTGTTGGTGCTGTTCTCATTTTTCATTCCCTTTCATAGTGCTTAATGAGTCAATCAAATCGTCAAATAAAATATTGTGCAACTGGCAATACAGCCTAATCTTTTTTAATGCGCTTTGTTGTATCTCGTATACGGTGCTGGTGTGCAATTTCATAATGTCCGCTATCTCCGGCAAACTCATTTCATATTCATCTGATTTAAAACCTGCTTTCATATCATCTCCCATCCACTTGTATAACCCCATGACGAACCCGCCAAGGGTATGCTGATTCTACATAAAAACATCTCGAAATACCATCTTTAACACTAAGCCAACCATGCCATTCAGCGTGTTTGGTTTGATAACTGCCGCATACAGTATGCTCTAGTTCCCATTTAGCGGCTCTATAGCCACCGTAAGCCGAGATAAGGGCTACCCCTAGCACTACTAAAATAAACAGTTCCCAAGGCGTTTTAAAGCGTTTGCGAAGGCATCTATCTTCGCTGGCTTCGGTAATGTTTTTATCCACAATGATTTATCCATTTGTATATACAATTCTGCTTCATCAAGGGTGTAAAACCGCCTTACTAACCCGCCCCATTCGTCTCTTACTTCGTACCGAAGATTAGACATTAGTCACCTCATATAGCATTGCATTTGCCTTAGCCGCAATCATCTCATCTAGGTCATTTATTACATTGGCATAACCGTATTCATCGACCAAATCCGCCATATCCGACAGAATATAGTGGTAGCGTGCTTCATCAATAGTATTCATAAAAACCTCCGTTTAGGTAAGACTAAGTATAGACAATCCAAAAGTCAATACATAGACACAAAAATAAAAGACTTGACACACTTTTAAAAACTTCGTATAATGCTTTACGACATCACTCTATCGTTGATTGTTTCTCGATGTGATTAAAAAACTATTAAAACCTTACAGCCCTGATACAACATAGACTGTGTAGGCGATTGCATCAGCGCTCATTCCAATATTCATCCATATCTTCGTCGCAATCATCCTCGGCATAGTCGTCAAGATTGTCCATAAGCGATTCTAAATTACCCGTATCTGAATCACTCAATAGGTCATTGCGTACTTGTACTGGTATATAGGCATCAACAGTCCGTAAGCAAGTACCGCACATCTCAAGAAATTGCTTAGTGATAGCATGGCGCATAGTCGATTCAAAATCATTTAATGCTGTATTGCAACATTGGCATCTCATCCTGTAATCTCCTTGTTGTCGGTGTATAAAACATGCTTTGAGATGAAATAATCTCCCTCATAGCCAGCTTTTTGTAAACCTTTAATACTAGCACTAGCACTTTTTCTAGTTAGGTGACAGCATATAACGCTATCTCCAATCCAATGTGTCTTGCATTTTACGATATAAACATAATGTTTAGTAAAACTCATTTAAAGCCTTTCTAAGCCGTTTTACGGCATTGGTAATAGGTAGGTATCAAGTATATATCAAAGTCGGCTATAAAGCCTGTTTAATGCCTCTCAAGAGCCAAATCATAAGCTGAGTATAGACTACAATCCCAGCCAGCCAGTAAAGCCAAATATAAGGGTCTTTTTTCATAGGTTATCGCAATAAACTACGCCATTCGGGTACGCATAGCAAACGATTGTTTTCCCGTCGGGTGTGGTGATGATAGTCGGGCGGACAGAATAGGCGGTTTCCAACATCGCCAGCAATCCAACCACAATAAAACCTTTAGTAAAGGTTAGCATTTTCTACACTCTCTTTCATAGTTAAATTCATCAGGTCGAGCCATAGTTTGTAGATGCCCTCATCGCTCATGGTATCAAATACCTCTAAGCGGTCAGGGTGCCACGAACCCATCGCCACTATGTCTTGAATCATAAACAATCTACTTTGATTCATTGTGTAACCTCCGATTCCTCAATCCAAGAGCGAATGTCCTCGTGTAATTGTTCAGCCCGATAAATTCCGTTCGCTATATCTTGAAGCATGTCTATTAAGTCTGTTTTATCGGAATCACTCCCGAGCCAGTCTTTTACTTGTTCAAATGTAAATTGATTCATAATTTAAGCCCCTGTAAGTGCAACGGCGATAAAGTAACCCATTGCGATTGATAGAATACCAAATAAAACAATACTCACTAATGCCGCTAGAATTTTAGACATGATTAACCCCTTGCACTAAGTTATCAAAATATTCTTGTGGCTGATTAACAGCACAATGCGTCCATTTATTAATATGCCGTGTAGTAGTATTTGACCACTTTTTATCGGTCTTATAGAATTGACCATTAACCCAACAGGCTACTGGTGTTTGATAGCTGAATAAGACTTGAGTGCCGTCTTTAAGCACTAATTCAGTCATATTTGCTTGAATTGGTTTTAAGTTCATTTTGTATTTCTCCAAAGTTAGGATACTGCGGTTTAGTTTATTACTTGTTTAAATATAAGACAATTCAAAGTCTACGCAATCACCCATAAGACCTGTAATTTCACATTCATCAAAGTCAGGCTCTTGTTCATAATCTACCATATCAAATAGTTTATGCTGTTTAGTTTTGTAGTGGTAATGATTAGGTAATTGACTGATGAACAGGTCTAATTGCTGACCCTCGTCAGCACTCAAGCCTGAATAATCGCCATTAACTATTGCTGATGCAAAATGAGCGCCTAATTTGTATTTGTAAGTAATTTTCATGGTTTATTACCTTTCTTATCTACTGGTTATCCTAAGACACTCTCACGAGTGTTTCGCCGTCTCTACGGCTCGTCAGTTAGGCTTGATTGTTGGATAAGTAAAGCGGAATTGTCCAAAGTCGTTTAAGTCTAGACAACCTTTAGCGTGTAAGGCTTTCACGGCTCTCATGGTAACGCTATCAGTAGAATAAGTATGCCAGCCCTTATAGCGATAAGCAAAGTCTAGCAATTTGACTTGATGTTTACCAACCGCCTTAATTGGTTTTGGTGTGCCGTGATAAATTGTGAATGTTGTCATTTTAATCCCCTTGGTTGTTGTTTACTGTGACCAGTCTATCCCTATCGCTAACGGTACGCAATAGGGACAAACCCTTATTTTACTTTTCCCAAGCCCAAAGACAGTCTGGGTATTTTTTCTCTGCTTGCTCTAAGCAGTAAGACTCAGTACCTCTAATTACTGTTCTGAGGTTTCCTGCTGTCCCTTGTTTGGTCTTATCGTAAATCCAAAGTGCTCTCATCTTATCTACTCCTTTTGTGTTGAACTGTTACCAGTATCGACCTATTGACCAGCATTGTCTAATTGTATTTTCTAATCGCTTATTCTCTGCTGATAGTGTTTATCTATTCACCTAAAACAGACCGCCAGCCCTTTGTTTATATAGAAAACTGCGTTCGTGACGAGTTAATACTAAGCCCTCATCTCAGGCTAAAACGGCTCTAAAGCCCTGTAATCCAGTTTAAACGGTATCTAAGGGTAAACCCTAGGTAGTCGATTATGTAAGTAGACACTAACTTTCCCGAGCTGTGAATTGTTGCATTGCAGTATAGTCTAATTGATAACGATTCTCATTATATAAATAGGTAGATTGTATTGGTTGGTATAGTTAGTGTGGACTAACTTAGTTGGTCGGTATAGGTGCATCATCGCCCTATACACTTGCGCCAGCGTAGTTGATAATGGTTATCATTACCAATATAGTCCTGTGTTGTTTCTATGCAACACCTATGTTGGTAAGCACTCACTAACATTGATACTGTTGTGTTAATACAACACTGTGGTATAGAAACAACGGTGTAAGATGACATAGGGGGGAG